TATTATATTCTTTTGAAACTGGGTCAAAACCAAATTCATTAATTATAAATTGTAAAGGATATTCAAATATTTTATTCTGAAACATATTTTCAGTATAATCATGTATTGCCGAACCTTTGATTGTACCCTTTTTATTTATAAAATTCCATGCTCTTTTAACTTCATAAGTGGTTAAATTATGTTGATTGCTTTTGTAGTTCGCCCAATAATCTTCATTAAATTCTTCCTGATATTTATGAATTAATGTTGTCACAGAAATCAATTCCTTACCATCAATAAAATATTTATGAGGTACATCATAAAATGTAATATCATTAAATTTTGTGAATAATTCGTTTGGAATAGTAAGTTGCAAATTATCCATGAAAATTAATTTGTTACAATATTTTTTTGTAATATTCCATCAAAATTAATTGTTTCCAAAGTGGTAATAATTGATGTTTTATCGGCAGGAAGGTTTGAATATCCATGTATATGATTAATGAGTGCATTTCTGATAATATTTAATGCTTCAACTAAAGTATCTCCCCTTACTATTGGATGACCTGTTGTAAATATGGTATCTCTGTCTTGTGGAGTTAATCTTGCTGCTTTATATTGTGGATTACCATTATGTGATAATATTGCAATTTTATCTGATTGTATAATTGTATTACTATAATAATCACCAGTATCTTGTGTTGGTTCAAATATCATATCGATTGTAGCAGGATTTACTGTATTAAGTTTTAGAACATTACCATCTTCATGCTTTCCTGCTCTGATACTAACCTGATTAACTCTTAATATAACATCAGTATTAATCCTGCCAATAATTGCAATATCCTCTATTAAAGGATATACACCGTTTGCATCCGGAATTGTTGAAGGTGCAGGTTGTGGTGTGGTTAATGCCATGTTAGTTGTTGAAAGTGCTGTAAATATTGAATCAAATTCAATTTTTTGTGGTTGACTGATAACAGGTCCTTGCCAATAACGACTTCTTTGTGGATATTGAATATCTTCAATAAAAACTCTTACATATTCGCCAACTTTTGGATAAATTTGAAAAAATTTAGGTAATAGGGGATAACACCAAACCAAATCATTATTACCGATTTTATTATCAAAATCAGGAATTTTAACTTTAATTTGACCACCATCAGTAGGGTCGGTAATATCAATAACTTCACCATAATAAATTGTTCTACTAACAGGAATTGTAGTATCTACCTGTTTATATGGATTACTTGTTTGTAATATTGGTTTATCAAATGCCATTTTCTCTGTTATTTAATTCTTCAATCAGTGCAACATAATTTTTTTCCTGCACATCAAGAAGTGCTAACTTTTCATTAATTTTTTTTTCAAGTTCCTCCATTTCATAAGTATGACCAAAAATTTCTTTTTTTAGTCTTTCATGTTCTACTGTAGAATCATTTATCATCTTCAGTAATTCTGTCGGGGTATATCCGCTTAAATTTTCCATTATTGTATAACTCCATAACCTTTTGCAAATAAGATTGTTGAACCAAATACTGTTACTGGTCCTGTAGGTGAAATACCTGCAGCACTTAATGTAATTCCCGGTGGTATTGCCACACTGATAATTGCTTCATCCTGAAATGCACTAATAATTTCTTCAATTCTGATTCTTTCCATAATTTCATCAGGAGAAGCACCACCAGAAGGTAAAGCACCAACAGGTAATCCTGCTTCAGATTTTCGAGCAATAATACGTGAAGCAATTTTAATTGGTGATAATCCTGGTCGTAGTGGTACACCAACTAAAATTAGTGGTGTTGGTATTGGTGGAGGACCGCCAATAGAAGTTAAACTCAGTATTTTAGTAAAACCACCAACGATTGATTCAACGCTATTAAAATCTATTGCCATTTTATTTAATTTTTAATCTGCTTCATTAGCAATTGGTATTGATGGAGCAATTAAACTTTTAATTTGTTTTGAATATTGATTTATTTTTTCTTTTATTATTTTTTTTATTATTGGTGTGATAAGTGCTATTAAAAAGGTAATAACCAAATCATAAATAAATTTATTTATTAATGCCATAGCAGTATTTAAGTTACATTTCAAAAATATTTTAAATTTTTTTAAATCTGTTAAAGGATTTCCAATTTGTGAAATATTAAAATTTGAAAAAGCACTTGATATTGCCAGTAATGCACGTATTTGTGGTGAAGTACATATTGCATTTGCAAGTGTTTGTGTTATTAAATCAATTAATTTTTGAAAAAATCCGCTTTTAATTGTTTGTTTGTTTGCGGCAGAAGTATCGGGAGTGTTTTTTGTACTTTGAGCAATGGTAGCATTTACTTGATTGCCAACAAAAAACGGGTCTGTTGAACCACTGATATTTGAAATTAAATCAGTCATACCACTTAAAGGAAAAACTACTTCCATAACACCACAACCCAAATCATAATATGTAACACCATTTGCCAGTTCCTGTGCTTTTCGTAATATTGCTTCGTAATCTTCTGGTGATAGTACAAAACTATCATCATCATTTATAAGTTGTTGAAGTAATTTTGCAACTTGTAATTCTTGAGCAATTTGTTCAACGGTTTTATTTTGATTGGTTGTAATACTGCCATAAAAAAGGTTCATTGCCTGACTCATAAATTGTTTTTTATTTATAAGTTCCATGTCATCAACAAAACCATTAAGAAAATCACCAACTTTGGCGGTTGCAAAAGCAGGAGTTGGTTTAAAATTAAAGGCATCTGTTGTTGCATTATATTTTATTGCCAATGTACTCCCAAATGTTGCGTTTCCGGTCAATAATGTCTGATATAAAACATTATCAAAACTTGCATGGTTATTACTATATAATAAACTACCAGTTGTAGAAACCGGACTACTTTTTAATTTTCCAAATATGTCAATATCTTTTACTTTTACATCATATCCGTTTGTTGCAAAACTATTTGGAATTTGATTACCTGAGTTTGATTGAATATTTTGGCTTTTAACGCTTTTTTTTAAATCAGGTTCAATTTTAGTAATTAAATTGGTAAATAATTTGCCAGTTAATTCCTGTAAAGCATCAGTACCAACAACAACAGTTAATAAATCGAGTAATAATGGTATTATATCTTTTTTATTATTAACTGATGGAAATAAGTTAGTACTATTAGGTGGAGTAGCAGCTTCATTTAAAGAAGTATACGCACCAATAGTAGTAAAAACATCTTTTTTTTCATCAATTAATGCCATTATGAATTTTCTTTATCCTTTTTTTCCAGCGAATCCTGAACAATTTTTAAAATTTCATTTCTTCTGTCGTCAGATACATTTTCATCTTCATTTTTTGATTTTGATTTATTACCATTTGGAGTATTAACATTATTGTCAAATACAACTTCTTTTAAATATCTCAAAAGCATAATTTTTTGGTCCTGATTTTTTGCTTCGGCTGCAATGAGTTTAACAATCTGGTCGCCAATTGCAGCAACCTCACTATTTTCTTTTACTTTAATTTCCCATTTGGTGAACAAACGAGCAATTTTAGCCTTTATGTTATGTGATTCATCATAAATCTCTTGAAGAAGACCGTTCACACTTTCTTCGTCAAATTTTAATTTTCTTCTGTGTGGGCGCATGTTAATAATTTTTAATTCTTTTCTTGTTATTTACTATACTAATAATATATTTTTTTTGAACACCAAAAATTGTTGCAAGTACTGGTGCAAGTTCTGATGCTTCATATCCTGAATTATTCCATAAATATCTTATTTCCGAAACATTATCATTTGATAATTTTCTAAATTTATTTGATTCAGATATTTTGTGTAATGCTTCTGGTGTATGATGTTTATCGAAAAAATGATTTTTTGAACCAATCATTCTTTCACTTTTTTCTTTCATACCTCTTGTTTGTTTGCAACCCAAATTATTTCTTGCGATTGGACAAATATTATATCCGAATTCATCATTAGCACTATTATATTTATCAATATATTTTTGTTCAATTATTTTTAATTGACTTTTATCTTGAACAAACTCAATAACACCACAAACAAAATGATATATATTTAAATTCCATGCATTTTGCAGATGTATTGAATGATGTTTATTATTTCTTAATGAATAAAAATGACTTGATAATCTTTCAATTAAATGAACAGCACTACCAATATATACTTTACCGTTTGTAATATTTTTAATCATATATACTCCGCTATCTGTTGTTTTTAAGCCATATTCAATCCAATCGCTTTTCAAAATTTATGGTTTTAGTACATATAAATACTATTATTTCAAAATTTGATGCTATGGATGTGGTTCATCATGATAAATTCCACCAATACATGGCAAGTTAAAGTCAATGCTTTCAGATTTTCTAACGAAATAAAGTCTCTTTGCGGGTGAATAATCATCACGAACCATTCTCAAACCTTTATATTTCATGTGTTCTTCCATAAATTCACTTTTTTCCTGATAATCAGTACAGTCACTTTCATAATATTCTTTGAAAGAATAAAATATTTCGGGTGATACTATCATCATTCGAATATCGTTATGATTTTCATCAATATACTTATTCAATTTATTAATATTTTCAATATTTTTTTCTATGAATTTAGTCCTGTTATCCATTAATTTATATCTTTTAAAAAAATTTCATGAATTTTTTCATTAAACTGAACATTTTGTTTTTCACGAAAAGATTTAACTCTATAGTCCGCAATTGCGCATCTAATTATAACACTACAATAAATACGAGCATTTGGTTTATAACCACGTGATAGTGCTAAAGCGGGATTGTATCTTTGTATACCAATTATTAATGTATATAATAAATCATTTTTTACATCTTTATCTTCATATTCTTCCCTGTCAGGACGATATCGTTTAATAACATCATCAATAAGTTTTATAAATGCATCATGAAGATATTTCATATATATTTTATTTTTTTCATCAACATCGGTGCAAGAAGCATATTTTGAAACTGCTTCTTCAACTTCATCAGTCCAATACTCATGTTCATTAGTCATCGAGATAATCAATTTTTTCTATAAAATATATTTCTTTAAACGGTTTAATTGCAATGCGAATCTCTTTGGTTGATAATCCTGTTTGTTCTTTCAGAAAAAACAAAATTTTATTTTTTGCAAATTTGTTTGTAATCCGCTTATTATATTTACCATCTGGTGTATCTTCCAAAAATAATACATGCCAGTTTTTTAATACGTTTACAATGGCATCACCAACAATAATTTCATTTTTCTTCATTAATGTATCGTTTGGTGGATTAATTTTGTCTTCAATTTTTTCGATAACTGTTTTGATTAATTTTTCAAGTTGTTGATGAGTATCGAGTTCCATTTCATATGTATATTCGACATTTTCATTAATTTCATCAATATAATCATCAAAATTTAAATTAATTTTTTTCTCAGTATAACTTTTTTTGCCCCAATCTTTATAAAAGTTTCGAATTATTGTCTGACAATAACTATATGCTTTCGTTTTGTTTCCGGATTTAGTTATTTTATTCGGGTCAAACTTTACCATATGCTCGATTAAGTGTGTTAAAGCACTGCCTTCTACAACTTCCATATCGTAATTTCCTATATATATTGGATATCTGCGCAATATGGATTGTATCATTTTACGGAATGGCTCAACCAAAATTTCATTATATATTTTATTCTTTTCTTCAGAAGAATTTGAATTTATATAATCAAGGACTGCTTTTTCTTCTCTCTCCGCAAAATATGGAACTGATTCTAATTCTTTTACTTTCATTCATAATGAAATCTGTATATCAATTATTTTTCAACAACAATTTTCTGAAGTCTTGACATATCAATAGGTCTGTCATTAATAAAATTTGATTCTTTTGTTGCTACATCAAACCAGAATTTTCTTTCATCCATTGGCATATTTTTCTGATAATTATCAAACATGCTATTTTTACGGGTTATAAGGTGTTTGTAACCAATTTTTGGTATTGAATATATTTTACAGGCATTGTTTAATGCCCTGAGTAAGAATTCATACATAAAGGTTAACTTAATATTTACTTTATATCTGCCAATATTTATAAATTCAGATTTTTTTATAATAGCACCACTAAGTTTAAAATCGGTATATTGTTTTAAAGCACTGGCATTTAAATAACCCATTTCACCGTTTTCACCAACAAATTGTTGTGCCCAAACTGTTTCATTTGTTAATTTAATGCCTTCATTTTTTTCGTTGACCTCAATCATCATTGTAAGAAAAACATCGATATTTGGAAATGATGTAATGTATTTTTCGGCATTACGAAAAAATGTTGTACTGTATTCATCATCAAATTCAAGTACAGAGAAATAATCGGTTGTTATATTGTCAACAGCCAAATTAACTTGTGATTGATAATCAGTTTTACCAGTATTTGGAACTAAAATAAAATTACCTTTAGTAATGTCATTATTTTGATATTTGCGAATCATTCCATCTCTGAAACCAATAACAGCATCCTTTAAATCTGCAGGATATACCAAAGCTATTTGTGGTAGTTTTTCAATATGTTCTTGTTTAAAAACCGATTCAACTGCTTTATCGGCAAATAACGAAAGTTCATCGTTATATTCATGTATTGGAATTATTGTAGTAATATTCATTATTGTTTTATTAAATATCTAAATTATTTTTCTGAACAACAGGGTCTATTAAATCAACTGTTGGTACTGTCGTTGGTGTTACTATTGGCAGTACTGGCAGTAATGCTGTTTGAAATAATGCTGTTCTTACATCAATATATCCCTGATATATTTCAATAAGTTGTTTTTCTGCATTTTCCTGAGTGTATTTTGATGCATGTTTTTCCATTTCATCATATAATTCAGGAGAAATTGCATCATCAAGAAACTTAATCAACACTTCACCAATTAAAACAGGCATATCATAAAAATTATCAGTCCAAACACCTACTCCGGAAGCTATTTTTACAACAGTATCACCAGAACTTCTTTCCAAAATATATTCAGGAGTAATATCGGGTTTTAAACAAATCGGAATAACACCGGACTTCATGCATTCAAGTGGAAATGTACCAAAAGATGCAATTCTGTCTACCCAAGCTGCAGCAAAATTACCTTGGAGTCTTTTTGCAAAATCCACTCTACGCATTTGTTGTGGTGGTTTGCTTTTTGTCAACATCGGGTCGAATGTAACCCAACTATATTGAGGATACCTGCTGAAGAATAACTTTACGAGTTTTGAAATTTCGTTAGCATTTCTTCCAATTATTGAAATTATTGGCTTCTGTGGTACATCAGACCTTTCAAAATATGAAGGAATACCAATATCATATGTTTTGATACTGAATTTATTTTTACCTTGAAATGTTTCTATCCATTCCTTTAATGTTGTTGAAGTAGTGATGATGTCAAAAACGTTAAAAGATTTCCAATCAGTACCGGGAATCAATGAATTCATCATATAATCAATTGATTGTAATAAACCAATTCTCATACATGGAAGATTTTTAGTTTGTTCCATGACATTTGAATATAATTCAGGAATAACCATAATATCTTCCGGACCTACCATTAATTTTGGGTCAGACATTGGATGATGTTTAAACTCGGTTAATTCTTTTTCAATCCATGTGGGTATAACATAATCGCCTCTTTCAACAAGCATTATAACTTCATAACCCATTTTTTTAACTACTGTGGCATGAAAATAAATTTCATAAGCACTTGCTGACGGACCTTGAGATTCTGGTATACAAAATAAAAATTTTGACTTTTTATTAAGAAGTTTATCTAATGATATTTTAATTTTTTCAATTTTTTCTAATTCGGCTTTTTGTGCTTCATTATTTAATAATTCTTCACTCATTTGTTGGTGGTTTTATATAATTGATTATTTTTTCAAACTCTTCATTATCAATTAAATCATTGATTTGAAGTACAGGAGTTATTATACCGTTTAAACTTTTTTCATTATAAGGTCTTTTTAACTTTATAATTTTTGTTTTTGTATTGCCAGTAAGTTCAAGTAATTCAGGGTCTGTGGTAATTAAAACATCCAAACCCTCAATCATATCCATATTCACTGTTTTTGAATTGGTATCAGCAAAACAATAATTACTAAATCTACTCCTGATTTTACTTAAGAAGGATAGTGTTGAAGGAATGCTAAATAGATTTTCTTTGGAAACAATAATAAATTCTGCAAAATCTCTATATTTTTCATAAAATTTGTTGACATGTAAATCCATGTCCTTATACATCATTGGTGCTGTGGCAAAGATTTCAAATACATAATCTTCATATATAAAACGATTGTATACTTGTCTTGCGGTTAATTTTACTTCTTCAGGTGCTTTAAATAAAAATATATCAGCAGGTGCTTCGCCAAGTTTTTCATCAATTTGATAATCTAATGGATTAATATCTTCCGGCATATCTTCTGGTTCTTTTAAATCTTTAATTATTTCTGTAACATCATGAAATTCATAGTTTTTAAAAAAATCATATACATATGGTTGTTCTTTTGGAACACCTTCTTTTCCAAATTCTTCAACATAAAATCTGTCAAATTGTAACCATCTTGCTCTTAGTATTTCATTAATATCAATACCAATTTTTAATTTTTTATTACCTTTTTCGAGTTTTGCTTTAAGTGCATCAATAATACTATCCATTTTTTTCTTGTTTTAATTGTTCCAGTTGATTCTGGAGATGTTGATTTAATTCTTTCATTAATTCTGTATGTTGTTTAATTAATTCAGGTTCTGTTATATATTCAGGATTAATACATTTAATAACTGTATTTGGTAATTGTGCAGGAATTGAGATAATTTCTCCCCTGAATGTTGAAGGGACTATTTTTTCTGTTACTCTGTGAACAAAAGTGTCAATATCTTCTGACCTGATTCCTGCAACACCAACATAAATTATCAATATTTTATTTTCCATTATAATTATTATGTGACTATATTTATAATCATGTAACTATAAATATAATTATGTGACTATAGTTTTAGTCAATATAC